AAATAATAAGTTATAGAATCGAGGAATCCTTTTGTATTTTTTCAACCTTAGCCTTGCATTACTGGTGGCATGGCTAAATCTAATGTATGGGAGGTGGTACATTTCTCCGCTCTTTATTCTTGTTATCAATGCGGATATAAAATAAAAAAAGACCCAGACTAATGCCCAGGACTTCTACGAATTTCTTAATACTATTATAACATGAAAGGCCTCTTGCATGGAAACTAAAAAATACAGTAGACGGCTAAATGTAGATTTTAAGGAGTATATCAACATTCTAACACTATACTTCAACCGAGGGATTAATGGGAACACACTGCTCAACGAGAAGATTATGAAACGTGAGCAAGAGCTGGAAAATCCAGACAAAGAAAATAGTGAAGTTATCGTGCTTCGAAAAGAAACTGATAGTGAACTGATGAAATACCGTCATTGGTTAAAATGCACTAAAGAATATATCGACAATTCTGATGAAATCGTGCTTAATATCATCAAAGAAGTCTATGTATTTAGACATGCAAATATTCAAGCGATGGCACTAGAGTATTACATCAGCGAACGAAATGCCTATAGGTTGGTTAATCTGTGGTTTGAAGGCTATCGGGATTATCTTTGGAAGTGCGCTTTGGCAAAAAAATAGGCATAAAATATGCGATAATATAAGCTAGCAAGCAAATGGACTTAGGTCTGTTTGCTTTTTTCGTGCATAGAAAGGAGGATTAATGAACGAAAGACAGAAGAAGTTTGCAGACGAATATCTTATAACTGGCGTGGCTCAAACGGCAGCGATAAAAGCGGGCTATTCCGAAAAATACGCTAGGAAAAGAAGTCACGAATTGTTGGCAAATGTTGGTATCAAAGCTTATATCGAAGAGCGGATGAAAGAGCTTGAGAAGAAGAAAATTGCAAAACAAGACGAAGTTATGCAAGTTTTCACTTCGATTTTGCGGCAGGAGCTCATGGAAGAAGTCATCGAGCTCAACACTATGACTGGTCAGTTTGTTAAAACGAAAAAACCTCCGTCTATCGCCGAGGTCATTAAAGCTGGTAGTGAGATCATGAAACGCTACCCGACTGCAAAACAATCCGAGAAATTAGAACTTGAAATTAAGAAACTCAAAGAACAATTAGACAGTGGTGTCGAGGGAACTATGAATGTCAATATCATCAACGCATGGGAGGAAATCCCTAATGACGACGATTGATATTCAGAAAAACGTAAACCCGCATTTCAAATCGGTTTGGCAGTCTCAAAAACCTTACAACGTGCTGAAGGGTGGTCGTAACTCTTTCAAGTCCTCGGTTATCGTGCTAAAGCTCGTCTATATGATGATTAAGTACATCATGAGGGGTGAAAAAGCTAACGTTGTTGTTATCCGTAAAGTAGCTAATACAATCCGTGACAGCGTGTTTAACAAGGTTCAATGGGCCATTAGTCTATTTGGTCTGGATAGCCAGTTTAGAGCCACTGTAAGTCCGTTTAAGATAGTTCATAAGCGTACTGGTTCGACATTCTATTTCTACGGTCAAGACGACTTCCAGAAACTGAAATCAAATGACATCGGGAACATTATCGCAGTCTGGTACGAGGAAGCGGCTGAGTTTAACGACGCTGAGGACTTCGACCAGTCTAACGTTACTTTCATGCGTCAAAAGCATGAGAAAGCCCCGTTTGTGCAATTCTTTTGGTCTTACAACCCACCCAGGAATCCTTATAGTTGGATAAATGAATGGTTTGAAGACATCAAGACTAATGAGAATTACCTAGCGCATTCAAGTACCTATCTTGATGATAAGTTAGGATTCGTCACTGAGCAAATGCTTGAGGATATCGAACGCATTAAGCAGAACGATTACGACTACTATCGCTATTTGTATCTAGGCGAAGCTGTCGGTCTTGGTAATCAAGTGTATAACATGAGTACGTTCCACGCTATCGACAGCTTACCAACGGACGATAGACTTATCGGGATATCATTCGCAATGGATACCGGACACCAGCAATCAGCTACAGCGTGCGGTGCTTATGGCCTTACGGCAAAGGGTAATGTGATTCTGTTAGATACATTCTATTACAGCCCGGCTGGTCAAGTCGTCAAGAAGGCACCTAGCGAGCTAACTGTCATGGTTAGTAATTTCATCGACAAGGTACTCAAACAGTACCGAGTGCCAAAACTACGCATGACCATTGATAGTGCTGAGGGTGCTTTGAGAAACCAATACTTCAAAGATTTTGGCGAGAGATGGCATCCGGTTGCTAAGAAGAAGAATCAAACCATGATTGATATGGTTATCAGCTTACTAGCTGAGGGACGGTTCTATTACCTCGATATACCAGCAAACAAAATATTCTATGAAGAACACAAGATGTATCGTTACGACGAAAAAACGATACATTCTGATGATCCGAAAGTTATTAAAGAGGATGACCACACAGTTGATGAGTTTAAATATTTCGTATTAGATAATGCAAGAGACCTCGGTCTCAAAGCATAGGAGAATGAAGAATGGGAATTATACAGACCATTAAGGATTTTTTAAAAAGGAGTAATTATGTTATGACTAACCAAAGTCTAAACAGTATCACCGACCACCCTAAAATTGCTATATCACCAGAAGAATACAATCGTGTCATGGACAATCTGCGCTATTTTGCGGGGAGCTTTGACCGCGTTAGCTATCGAGACAGTAACGGGACAGATTTGAAACGTGATTTCAACCACTTGCCTATTGGACGGACGGCATCGAAGAAGGTTGCTAGCCTCGTATTCAATGAGCAAGCTAAGATTCAAGTCGATAACGAAACAGCTAACGATTTTATCAATGAGACGCTGAAGACTGACCGATTTAGCAAGAACTTTGAACGCTATTTAGAATCTTGTTTAGCTCTTGGTGGTCTAGCTATGCGTCCATACGTTGACGAAGACCGTGTCAGAGTGTCGTTCGTGCAAGCACCAGTCTTCTTGCCACTGCAATCAAACACGCAAGATGTATCGAGTGCTGCTATCGTTACTAAAACACTTAAGGCGGAAGGTCAGAAGACTAAATACTATAGTCTGATTGAATTCCATGAGTGGGGCAAAGAGACTTACACAATCAGTAATGAGCTATACGAGTCTGAATCTAAAACCCGTATCGGTCAACGTGTACCTTTATCAATGCTCTATGAGGATTTAGAGGAAATTGTCACACTCAATGGCCTTACAAGACCACTATTCACGTACTTAAAGCCACCGGGCATGAATAACAAGGACATTAACAGTCCTCTAGGCTTGTCTATCTTTGACAATGCTAAAACTACGATGGATTTCATCAATACGACTTACGACGAATTTATGTGGGAAGTTAAGATGGGTCAGCGTCGAGTGGCAGTACCTACTCAAATGATTAAGACTGAGTATGACACGAATGGTGAGAAGGTCACAGTCAAACGTGAGTTTGAAACAGGCCACAATGTTTATGAACAATTCGACAGCGGTGACATGGATAAAGGCATTGGTATTACTGACCTTACTACAGATATCCGTTCAGACGATTACATTAAAGCTATCAACAAAGGTTTAAGCCTATTTGAAATGCAATTAGGCGTGTCCGCTGGCATGTTTAGTTTCGATGGCAAGTCTATGAAGACTGCTACAGAGGTAGTGTCAGAGCAATCAGACACATATCAAATGCGTAATTCTATCGCCACTCTTGTCGAGCAGTCACTGAAAGAACTTGTAATCTCAATCCTTGAGCTTGCCAAGGTCTATAATCTCTATACTGGTGAGATTCCAACCATGGATGAAATTAGTGTAGACTTGGACGATGGCGTATTCACTGATCGTAACGCTGAGTTTGATTACTGGTCTAAGATGGTAGCGTCTGGATTTGCTCCGAAGGTGATGGCTATCGAGAAGACTCTTAACGTGACCGAAGAACAAGCACAAGAAATTTACCAAGCTATCAATGACGAAACTATGGTAAGTGCTGATAGTTTTAGGACTGATGAAGAGGTCGATATTTACGGAGAGTAATAGGTTATGGCTAAGAAGAAACCTATCAAGCTGAATGACCAGCAATTAATGCTAGACGCTAGTCGTGTCGCTGACATCTACCACCAAATGACAATAGACTTGTTTGACCAAGTCGTTGACCGAATTAGAGAACGTGGGACTGCTAGTCTTGAGGACAACCCTTATATCTGGCAGCTTGAGAAAATGAGTGAGATGGGTTTGCTTAACAAAGACAACATCAAGCTCATTGCTAGATATTCCGGTATTGCTGAGGAACAACTAAGGTATGTTATTGAAAACGAAGGATACAAGGTGTATAAGGACACAAAAACCCAACTATTAGAATCAATGGGTGGTGGTGATTTTATTACCAATAACCTTATTCAAACCACGTTAGCAAACTATGTTAATCAAACGACAGGGGATATTGACAATCTTATCAATACCACGCTACCTAAGAGCGTCAGAAAGGTCTATCAAGATATTGTTGAGGAAACTGTCGCAAAGGTAATCACTGGTTTGATGAATCCAGACAAGGCTATTTCAACAACAGTAATGAAATGGGCTGAGAGAGGTTTCTATGGTTTTACTGACAAGGGCGGAAAACGTTGGAGAGCTGACGCTTACGCTAGAACAATCATTAAAACTACATCGTGGCGTGTCTATCGTGAAGCGAGGAAGGCACCGGCTGATGAGCTGGGGATTGATACATTCTATTATTCGATGAAGCCAGCGGCTCGGGAAATGTGTGCACCGCTACAGCACCAAATTGTTACAACTGGTCAAGCTAGAGTGGAAGAAGGCGAGAAAATCTTTGCCCTTGACGATTACGGTTACAGAAAGCCTGGAGGGTGCCAAGGCATTAACTGTGGCCATACCATGACACCGTTTATTCCTGGAGCCAATTATAAACCAGACTTACCAGACCACTTGAAAAACCTAACACCAGAGGAGGCAATAGAGAACGCTAATGCTCAATCTAAACAGAGAGCTATAGAACGCTCTATCAAAAAGTCAAAAGAGTTACTTCACGTCGCTAATAAGTTAGAGGACGAGGAACTGATAAGCAAATACAAAGGGCAAGTTAAGTCAAAACAAGCTGCAATGAGGTCATATCTGGCACAACACCCATTCTTGCATCGTGATTACTCGAGAGAACGCTATTACAGTGACCCTTTGAGAGAAGCTGAAGCAGAGATAAAGCTTCGCAAGATGGCAAAAAAACACGCTTAAAAGATGTAAACTAGTATTATTAACAATACTACGTATAGACATGGATTATAGAGAAAGCTGGTGATCCAATTCTTGACTCGTAGGAACAGACTACTAATAAAACCGTATCAATTTGATGCGGTTTTTCTTT